GTGATGAACATCATGGAGGAGTACGACCCCGAGCTCGATATGCTCCTGTTCTACCTGCCCCTGGCAGGATCGGCTTTCAAGAAGGTGTACTACGACACGGTGCTAGACCGGGCGGTGAGCAAGTTCATCGCCCCCGAGGACCTGATCGTGCCCTACGAGGCCCCGGATCTGTTCTCTGCCGAGCGCGTGACCCACGTCCTGACCATGAGCAAGAACGAGATCCGGAAACTGCAGCTAAATGGCTTCTACGCGGATGTTGAGCTCAAGGGCGGCAATGGCCATTACTCCCGGGACGATATCGAGGAGCAGATTGACGAGATCGAGGGCCAGTCTCCGTCTTACCAAGAGATGCGTGACCGCATGGTCTACGAGGTTCACACGATCCTCGACCTCCCGGGCTTTGAGGACGTCGGCGAAGACGGTGAGCCTACGGGGCTGAAGCTGCCCTATATCGTTACCATCGACGAGGATTCCCAGCAGGTTCTTTCGATCCGTCGCAACTGGAACGAGCAGGACCTAAGCAAGCGCAAGATCAACTATTTTGTGCAGTTCAAGTTCCTCCCGGGCCTTGGCTTCTACGGCCTAGGCCTGTCGCACATGATCGGGGGCCTCTCCAAGGCTTCGACCTCGATCCTGCGCCAGCTGATCGACGCCGGCACCCTGGCCAACCTGCCTGCCGGCTTCAAGGCTCGCGGGATGCGGATCCGGGACGAGGACAACCCGCTCCAGCCTGGCGAGTTCCGGGATATCGACACTACCGGCGGCTCTCTCAAGGAGAACCTGATTCCGCTGCCCATCAAGGAGCCGTCGAACGTCCTGATGCAGCTCCTTGGGCTGCTTGTGGAGTCCGGAAAGCGCTTTGCCTCGATCGCCGACATGAACGTCGGGGATATGAACCAGCAGATGCCTGTGGGGACGACCGTGGCCCTGCTGGAGCGCGGAACGAAGGTGATGAGCGCGATCCACAAGCGCCTTCACTACAGCCAGAAGCTTGAGTTCCAGCTCCTGGCGCGAGTTTTCAGCGAATACCTGCCCCCAGCCTATCCTTATCAGACAGGATCCGGTGCGCAGCAGGTCCTGAATGCGGACTTCGACGGCCGAGTGGATGTGATCCCGGTTTCCGATCCGAACATCTTCTCCCAGAGCCAGCGAATCACCATGGCCCAGGAGCTGATGCAGCTGGTTCAGTCTAACCCGGAGATCCATGGCCCGCGGGGCGTCTATGAGGCCTACCGGCGCATGTACGCAGCCCTCGGGGTCGACGATATCGATACCCTCCTGCAGCCGCCTCCGGAGCCTCAGCCGCCCATGCCGGTGGACGCGGGCCTGGAGAACTCTGGGCTTCTCCTGGGGCAGCCGGCGCAGGCCTTTGAGCCGCAGAATCATGTGGCTCACGTCGACGCCCACCGGCAGCTGTTCCTGACCCAGGTGGTCAAGGAGAACCCGCAGCTGCAGGCGATGATCATCTCGCACATGCTTCAGCACCTGCAGTTCCGGGCCTCTCAGCTGGCTCAGCAGCAGCTTCCGCCGGAGGTGATGCAGCAGATTCAGCAGCTGCCCATGCTCGCGCAGCAGCTTCCGCCTGAGCAGGTGCAGATGTTCCAGCAGCAGGTGCAGATGCTGATCGATCAGCTGGCCTCGCCGATCCTGGCCCAGCTGACGGCCGAACTCATGGAGTCGATCGGTCAGGGCGGGGCAGACGATCCGCTGGTGCAGATCCGTCAGCAAGAGCTTCAGCTACGCGCTGCTGAGCTCCAGCAAGATCAGAACGAGTTCCAAGCTGAAGAACAACGTCGGATTCAGGAAAAACTCCTGGAGGCCGAGATTCAGCGTCAGCGCATGGACCTGCAGAAGCAAATAGCTGACGATAAGATCGAAATTGCCGGAGATCGGCTTCGCCAGAATGCTGAGCTGAAGCTGATGGAAATGGCCAGGAAATTTGGGAGATAAACATGACTACCAGCTACCGACTAGAAGCCATTCAAAAACTGCGTGCGTTTAAGAGAGAGCTTCGCGCTATCGAGCAAGAAGTTTTCGCTTCAGAGAAGAAGCGGAAGGCTGATCGCGACGCGGCGAATGATGCACGAATTGCGGCCAAGTTAGCTCGCGCCACCGGGGAGGAGCCTGCGCCTGCCTTGGTGGCTCTTTCTGATACAGAGAAAGAGGCGTTGATCGAGGAGCCGGCAATCAAACCTAAGCGCCGTCGGAGGGCGGCATCAAAGAAGGAGGCATAAGATGCCGCTAAAGAAGGGACGTGGCCAGAAGACGATCTCGGAGAATATTAAGATGCTCCGCAAAGAAGGTCGTCCGCAAAAACAAGCTGTCGCTATCGCCATGAAGGAGGCGAAATCTATGAAGGCCGGTGGTGCCGTTATGGGTGCCGCTAAGGTCAAGCCTAAGAGAATGAAGACCCGTGGCACCGGCGCCGCCACGAAGGGTCTTTATTACTACGAAAGGACTTGATGGACGAGCTAGACCTTCAGTCCAAGTTGCAGCGAACCATTCGCGAGCGTCGGGCGCTGATCGAAGAGATGCTCATGAATGGTTTGCTAAAAGATATGGAACAGTACAAATTTGTGCAGGGCGAACTGCGTGCGTTAGACTTGATTGAGGAGACCATTAGGGACTACCTCAAGAAGGAGGCGCGGTGAGTAAACCCAGTGTAGAAGAAGCTTATGTGAGCTCTGAGGAGCGCGTGCTTGATCCGACGTTGTTGGATAAGAGCGTGCTTGAGCGCATGCCAAGCCCGTCAGGGTGGCGCATGCTGGTACTTCCTTATTCGGGGAAGGGCACTACCAAGGGTGGGATTCATCTCACTCAGGAAACCCTTGATCGTGAGGGCCTGGCCACCGTGGTGGCCTATGTCGTTAAGATGGGCCCCCTTTGCTACGCGGAGACGGCGAAGTTTGGCCACAAGCCGTGGTGCAAGGAGCGTGACTGGGTCTTGATCGGCCGCTACTCTGGGGCTCGTTTCAAGCTTGAGGACGGTGCTGAGGTCCGCATCATCAATGACGACGAGGTCATTGGCACTATTTTAGACCCTGACGACATAGTGAGTTTCCGATGATTGAGAACCAGGCAAAGCAAGCTGAAGAGAATCAGGTCGACATTGAGATCACCGAAGACCTGCCTGAAACCGAGCAGCAACCGGAGCCCCAGGCTTCAGGCGACGATGAGCTTGAGCGCTACACCAAACAGGTGTCCCGGCGCATCAACAAGCTCAATCAGAAGAGCCGAGAGGCCGAAGAGCGTGCTGCCCAGCTAGAGCGTGTGGCGATGCAAAAGGAGCAGGAGCTCCAGCAGTATCGACAGCAGACGGTTCACTACCAGCAAAGCATGCTCCAGAAGGAAGAGGAGTCCCTTAAGGCAAAGTCTGACCAGGTAGACGAGATTTACCGGAAGGCGGTCTCCAGCGGCGACGCCGAGCTCATGTCCAAGGCCGATACGCTGAAGACCGAGCTCGCAATCCAGAAGGAGAAGCTCAACGCGGCCAAGGCTCGCCAGGCCGGCGCTCAGCAGGCCCAGGCTCAGCAGTATCAGCCGCAGCCTGAGCAATACCAGCAGTATCAGCCCGAGCCGCAGCAGCAGGAGCCTGTGAGGCCGACCGATCAGGCTTTGTCCTGGCACCAGCAGAACCCCTGGTATGGGAACCAAGAGGATCCTGATCATGCGGCGGCTACGCAGCTTGCTTATTTCACTCACTTTAACCTTCTGAACGAAGGCTTTGAGGCAGATTCCGAGGACTACTATTCGGAATTGAATAAGCGGGTGTATCGGGCGTATCCTAATCTTCAGGCCGCCGAAGAAGGTGGCGAAGACGTCGGGAAACAGGAAGACCGGCCCTCTGTGCAAAGAGTCGCTTCCGCCTCCGTAGGAGGTCGACAAAAAACACAGGCTAAGCGTGGCGTGACGTTTACCAAGTCGGAGATCGAACGCCTCCGCGGTCTGAAGCCGCACAACCTCTCGGAGGAGCAGTGGCTCCAACGGGTGGCGAAGGAAAAGCAGAAGATCGCGCAACGAGAGGCACGCTGATATGAGTAATACGTCGAACCGCGCAAACCGTGATTCCGAGACTCACGAAAAACAAGCTCGCAGACAACCTTGGCGCCCAGTGCGCAAGCTGGAAACTCCTCCGGCTCCTCCGGGGTACGAATACCGTTGGATTCGGGAGAGCATGCTGGGGCAAGAAGACAGGGCGAATGTGTCCCGTCGAGTGCGCGAGGGCTGGGAACTGGTGCGTGGCACCGACCTCCCGCCTGAGTGGCGCGATGCCTACCCCACCATGGACAGCGGCCGCCATGAGGGCGTGATCAGTACCGAGGGTCTGCTGCTGGCGAAATTACCGACCGAAACGGTTGAGGAGCGTCGAGCGTACTACAGCGACAAGACGCGCCAGGCCCGGGACGCGCTCGACAATAATATGTTTGGCGAGGTCCGTGGTGACAGCCGTTACGTCAAGTATGACCCGCAGCGTGATACCCAAGTCACTTTTGGACGACGCTGATAGGAGGCCATTCACATGGCAAATAAAGACGCTGCATTCGGGTTGCGTCCGAGCCGTATGATGGGTGGAGCCCCTTTCTCTGGGGGTCAATCCCGTTACCGGATCGCAAGCAACCTTTCTGGTGCAATTTTCCAGGGCGACCTGGTCAAGCAAGTAACTGGTGGTGGCATTGAGCGTGCCGCTGCTTCCAGCACGGTTCCTGTTGTGGGTGTTTTTAACGGTGTGCGTTACACCGATCCCACGACCGGGGAGCAGGTGTTCAAGAACCACTACCCTGGTTCGATCGTTGCGGACGATATCATTGCGTTCGTGATCGACGATCCTTCCGTAGTGTTTGAGGTGCAAGCAGATGCTGCCTTCCCGGTGGCCGATCTGTTCGGCAACTTCGATATCGTCGACAACTCTACGACCGGCGACGTGAAGTCTGGCCGCTCCAACCTGGAGCTCGACGTCACGACGGGTGCTACGACCACGACCCTGCCGCTCAAGGCGATCGACATTTCGCAAGATCCCGACAACGACGACGTGGCCTCGGCTAACACGAACGTGATGGTGGTGATCCAGAACCACATCATGGGCGTGAAGTCCGCTGGCCTTGCATAAGGAGGCTGAATAATGGCTATTTCACGCGCCCAGCTCGCCAAAGAGCTTGAGCCCGGACTCAACAGCCTCTTTGGCATGAGCTACGACAGCTATTCTCGCGAGTACGAAGAGATCTTCGCCATCGAAGATTCTCAGCGTGCGTTTGAAGAGGAAGTGCTGGTCACCGGCTTTGGCGGAGCTCCCGTCAAGACTGAAGGCCAGGGCGTCCAATTCGACAACGCCTCCGAGAGTTTCACTGCTCGTTACACCCACGACACGATCGCACTCGCCTTCTCGCTCACTGAGGAAGCAGTTGAGGACAATCTTTACGACTCCCTCGGCAAGCGCTATGTGAAGGCTCTCGCTCGCTCCATGGCTAACACCAAGGAAGTGAAGGGTGCTGACGTGCTCAACAACGCCTTCTCCTCCAGCTTCGCTGGCGGCGACGGTAAGGCACTGATCGCTACCGACCACCCGCTGGCCGGTGGTGGCACCGCTGCCAACCGTGCGACGACGATGGCTGATCTCAACGAGACGTCTCTTGAAGACGCGCTGATCGATATCAGCACCTTCACCGACGATCGTGGTCTCACCATCTCCGTCCAGGCGACCAAGCTTGTGGTTCCCCCGCAGCTGGTGTTCGTTGCTGACCGCATCCTGGAGTCCACGCTCCGGTCTGGTACGGCTGACAACGACATCAACGCAATCCGTAACACGGGCGTGCTTCCCGGTGGCTACACCGTGAACCACTACCTGACGGACCCGGATGCGTTCTTCTTGCTCACCACCGTGACCGAGATGGGCGAAGGCTTGAAGATGTTCCAACGCACTCCCATGGAAACTTCCATGGAGCCGGACTTCTCTACCGGAAATCTTAAATACAAAAGTAGAGAAAGATACTCTTTCGGCTTCTCAGACTGGCGTGGTATCTACGGCTCGCAAGGGGCGTAAACCGACCGAAACAAGGGGGCGCAAGCCCCCTTTTTTTGTCTTCGCTTCTTCAATACACTGGGCGAGTCTGATGGCAATTAGATAGGCTAATTGCTGGTTCTGTAAGGAGAACTTTCATGACGACTCATTTCACTTCAGGCGTAACCAACGTCGGCGGGGCAAGCACGCTAGGCAAGCTGAAAATGCCAGCGCCCTCCAAGTACCACACTTACCACAATGATTTTGACACTTATTTGGCTTCAGATTGGACGATCACGACCACCGAAGGCGGCTCAGGCAATGCCTCTGAAGCACTAGGTGACGGTGACGGCGGCTTGTTGGTCATCACTAACGACGACGCTGACAACGACAACGATTTCCTGCAGCTCGTAAAAGAGGGCTTCAAGTTTGAGTCTAGCAAGCAACTCGCATTTAGTGCGCGTTTTAAAACCAGTGATGCTGATGCATCCGACGTAGTGATGGGCTTGCAGATCACGGATACCTCGCCGCTTGATGTAAGCGATGGCATCTTCTTCTTGCTCACAGATGGCTCGACCACGCTTCAGTTCATCGTTGAAAAAGATGGTACTCAGAGCACCCTGAACCTCGGCACCGCGATGGCGGATGATACGTTTATGACCGTCGGCTTCGTGTTCGATCCGAAAGATCAACTCTTCCATGTGTTCCAGAACAACAAGGAAGTGGGCACGGTCGTAGCGACTAATGCGCCAGACGACGAGGAGCTGACGGTGAGCTTTGGGATTCAAAACGGCGCTGCTGCAGCGAAAGTTTTGACGGTCGATTACGTCACCGCGATGAAAGAGCGCACGGCTGACACCGAACTCTAAGGGGGTCTACCATGGCTGATGCGGTTACTTCGCAAACCATACAGGACGGCGAACGCAAAGCCGTCCTTAAATTCACAAACGCGAGCGACGGCACTGGTGAGTCCGCGGTCAAAAAGGTGGATGTTTCCGCTCTGACCAAAAACTCGGCGGGGCTATCGTGCAATCGTGTCACCATCAATAAAATTTGGTGGCAGTGTACCGGGATGTCAGTCAAGATCGAGTTCGATGCGAGCAGCAACGTGCTGGCTATCGGTTTGAGTGAGGACTCCAACGGATATCATGACTACAGTGATTTCAGTGGTATTCCGAACAACGCCGGATCGGGCGTAACCGGCGATCTTGATTTTACAACCGTCGGCCATTCAAGCGGCGATACCTACATGATCGTTTTGGAACTGATCAAATCCTATGGGTGACATTTCAGACGTTAAGCGAACCAGATCGGGAAGGCTTGTCTATAGAGGCGAGTCTTTCCCTGGTTATAACCAACAGAAACGGACGCCCGGCAAAAACAAAAAGTTTGCGGTTCTCGCGAAAAAAGGCGATCAGGTCAAGATCGTGCGGTATGGCGACCCAAATATGTCCATCAAAAAATCCCAGCCGGGTCGTCGGAAAAATTTTCGCGCCCGGCATAACTGCGATGCGGTTGAGAAGAAAAAAGACGTGTTTTCGGCAGGGTACTGGTCGTGCAAAAATTGGTGAATTTGCCGCCCCCCGCCCCTCAACCTCTCACCCCGCGCCCGGTGATGGGCGGGGCGGCGGCATCCCTTTAGGAGGACGTCATGGCTGAAGATGTGCCGAAAAATGTAGCTAATCCTTCGCTTTATCGGAAGGCAAAGGCAAAGGCTAAGCGCAAGTTTGACGTCTACCCGAGCGCCTATGCCAATGGCTGGATGGTTCAAGAATACAAGCGGATGGGCGGTACATACAAAGGCGCCACCGGCGGCAGCGTTACTCTGGACCCGGTGAAAAGCGATCTAAATAAAGACGGTCGACTGAGCAAGTATGAGCGCAAGCGCGGGACCGCTATCGCTAAAAGCATGGCAAGCCAAGCTAAAGGCATGAAGCTAGGTGGCACGGTCATGGTCCAAGGCCGGGGATGCGGCGCGATCATGCCCAGCAAGCAAAAGAAGACTCGGGTGCCCCGTGGCTAAACCCCAGGACGGTCTCAAAAAATGGTTTGGAAAGGGCAAGGGCGGCGACTGGGTTGACATCGGCGCTCCAAAAAAAGATGGCAAGTTCCAAGCTTGCGGAAGATCCAAAGCAAAAGGCTCCAAACGCGCTTACCCGAAGTGTGTACCGCGCTCGACGGCAAAAGGGATGACCAAGGCCGAGATCGCGTCTGCAGTCTCTCGCAAGAGATCAAAAAAGCAGGGCGTTGGCGGCAAGCCGACTAACGTCAAAACTTTCGCCGCTCAAGGCGGGGCGGTGATGATTCAAGGGAGAGGGTGTGGAGCTATCATGCCTTCAAAGCAAAAACCAACCCGAGTACCTCGGAGCTGACAGGAGTGAGCAAAAATGGCCGGACATAAAAAGAAGGGCATGAAGGCTAAAGGCATGATGGCTGGCGGGAGAATGAAGGCCAAAGGCACGATGGCTGGCGGCAAAATGAAAGCCAAAGGTATGTCCATGGGCGGAGTCAAAATGAAGTCTAAGGGTATGGCTAAAGGCGGTGCCGCCATGACGACCAAGGGTAGAGCAAAAGGGGGCGCTAACAATCGTCGCCCTGCTGGCAAAATGCGGCCTCCGTCAAACAAGAATAGCGGCCTTTACGGTCGGTAATGCCGTATCTTCAGAGTAACATCCCTCATTTCAAGTGCTGGGTTCGCCGTGAGTACACCAAGAATCACATGGAGTACCACGGCGAATTTCTTCATGCGATGGCGATTGCGGTAACGACGATGCCGACTAGGTGCCTCAGCTTCCAGGTGCTTTTCACCGGGGCCGAGACCTACGACACCGATGAGCCGAACGTGCATGGTGGGGCGATGTGGGCGCGGATGCCGATTACGGCTTTGGTTGGAGACACACCGTTGGAGGAATGGCCGGAGCCTATGCCGGTCTGGGCTGCGCAGCCTTGGGACTGCAGTAGCCACCACCATGCGGTTTACGTCTTGGACCGTTGCACGCCATGCCCCTGGCTGGCGAAGATCGACGGGAAGTTCTACCCGGCGAAATACTACTTCACGGTGGATTACGCCGAGAACGAGATTGCCGATGACCCGGCTCAGCACAAGCAGAGTCACGTCCTGGAGCTTCTCGACGCGGGCAAGTGGACGGGGAACATTGTCGCGTTGCCTAACAACCGGGTGCGGGTAACTCATCCGGCATGGTTTGAGACGGGAGAGGGTGCGCCTGATTTCCGCCCGAGCCAGCATATTCACTACAGCAAGTCAGACTTAGATTATACTTTGGACGTTAATCAAGTCTTCGACAATCTGTACGCTGAGGGTGACGATAATGGCGACGAGCAATAGCAAGGACTTTGAGCTCGACGTAGCCGAGTATGTTGAGGAGGCGTTTGAGCGGTGCGGGCTTGAGCTCCGCACCGGCTACGACCTTGAATCTGCCCGGCGGTCCTTGAACCTGCTGCTCGCGGAATGGGCGAACCGTGGCCTGAACCAGTGGACTGTAAAGCAGAACACCATCTCCATGGTTCAGGGCACGGCGTCTTACAATCTTGACTCGACTAACCCCACGGCGGTCATCGACGTTCTCGATTGCTTCGTGCGGGAGACGGTGAGCGGGACTACCACGGACCTGCCCCTGAACCGCATGAGCCGCGCCGAATACGCGAACCTTGCTACCAAAAGTACGACCGGGAAGCCGAACCAGTTCTTGATGGACAAGCAGATCACGCCCACGATCACGGTTTGGCCGGTGCCCGACAAAAGCTCGACCTATGAGGTTTACGTCAACGTGCTCACGCGCATGGACGATGCCGATACGGGCACAAACACTATGCAGGTCCCCTTTCGTTTTTACCCGTGCTTGGCGGCCGGGCTGGCCTACTACATGGCTCTGAAGCGGGCCCCGGAGAAGGTGCAGCTGCTGAAGGCTCTCTACGAGGAGGAGTTCCAGCGCGCCATGTCCCAGGACGAGGAGCGGGCATCCTTCCGGATCGCCCCCAGCCTCCGCAGCTATAACATCGCCTGATCATGGCCTTCGCATCGAACAGACGCGCCTACGGGATCTGTGACATCACCGGGTTCCGCTACCGGCTCAAGGATATGAAGAAGACCTGGGACGGGCTCCTCGTGGGGCCCGACCAGTGGTCTCCGAAGCATCCTCAGCTTGAGCGCAAGCCGAGCCCTGTGGACCCCCAGGCGCTGAAGAATGCGCGCCCGGATCCGAATGCCGACGGCAATGATTTGACCGCCTTCCCGCTGGTTTACACCAATGTCGGAGATGGCAAGCTGGGCACAATTTTGCAAACTTTTGCAGTCTCCTGTAGTGTCGGCGCGGTGGAGGTAACCACATCATGAGTTTTACCCTAGCTACGCTTAAGACTGCCGTGAAGGATTGGATGCAGGTCGACGAGACCACGTTCAATGACAACCTGGATGAGATGATTCAGAACGCAGAGGCGCGGATCTTTAAGCTTGTGCAGCTCCCCGAGCAGCGGAAGAACGTGACCGCCAATGTGTCCACGAACAATCGCTTCCTGGCTACGCCGAGTGATTTTTACGCTCCGTTTAGCCTGGCGGTGATCTCAAGCAGCACCTACAGCTATCTTCTGTTCAAGCATCCGAGCTTCATCAAGCAGTATGCTCCGAATACCGCAACCCGCGGTCTTCCGAAGTATTACTCGCAGTTTGACGACACGGCCTTTGAGCTTGCCCCGGTGCCTGACGCCGATTATTCGGTGGAGCTCCATTACCTCTACAAACCCGCGTCGCTGACCTCTGGTGGCGACTCCGGGACTACCCTCTTATCAACCGAGTACCCGGAAGCGCTGTTCTACGGAACCCTCGTTGAGGCAGCGGTCTTCCTTAAGGAGCCGGGAGATGTGCTAGGGACCATGGAAACTCGATTCAAGGAAGCCGTGACTCGCATGAAGAATCTCAGCGAAGGCCGCGGCACCCGAGACGAGTTCCGCTACGACATGTTGAGGATTGGGGTTTCTTGATGGAAAAAGATCCGGGCTTGAAGGGGAAAAAGGTTGCGATTGTCGCCCTGGGAGCTTCCCAAGTTGATTTCGTAATCGGGCTAGAAAACAGCAAAGAATGGGACGAAGTGTGGTGCATCAACTCGGCGCTGGCGGTGTACCGTCAATGCGACCGGGTTTTTATGCTTGACCCGCCCTCTCGTTATCTCGATACCCAAGACGCTGGCAACCAGACCGAGATCATGCGCAAGCTGCTCCCGGTTCATCCTGGCCCTATCTACACCTGCGAGCTCGACGAGCGGGTGCCTGGGGCCGTGGAGTACCCGCTGGCCGAGGTGGTCACTTACGCAAAATGCGCATATTTGAACAACACCGTCGCTTATGCCTTGGCTTATGCTTACTGGCAGGAGGTCGGCCATGTTGACCTGTTCGGGGTGGACTTCAGCTACAGCCACAACCTTCACTTTGCCGAGGCGGGCCGGGCATGCTGCGAGTTCTGGATCTCAAAGTGCCTGGAAAACGAAATCGCTATCGGGGCATCTTCGCGATCGAGCCTGCTAGACAGCAACGTGGGTCTCACCGAACGGCTCTACGGCTACCATCGACTGGACGATCCTATGGTGGCCATGCCTCACCAAGATGAGTGGGTCCTATGCCCGCGGTCCAAGCTGAGCGAGGTGGTCCAAGAGCGCGATATTGAGCTTATGAAAGTTACTAAGGCGCCGGAGCCCTACAAAGGATGATGAAGGACGATGTAGGGCCTAAGCTAGGCAACGTCATGGTTTCCACAACCCATAACCGGGGGCACGCCCCAGAGTTTTGGGCGCAGCAGGCGACCAAGAAGATTTGTGGGATTTCTGACAATGCAGACCCTCATGTGCGACAACAGGCCTTGGCTTTCCGGGACAAAATCTACGAGGTAATATTGGCTGAGATGCGGAGCGCTATCCGCAGCGACCGTGTAACCTTGAGTAATCAGATGAGGGCGCGCGGGGTTAACGATTTGGCGCAGATCATTCGGGAGCTTTGAAATGGCCATTACCTCCGCAATTTGCACGAGCTTCAAACAGGAGCTCTTGGTTGGGACGCACAACTTCACCGCCAGCAGCGGCAATACCTTTAAGCTGGCGCTGTATACGAGCTCGGCCACGCTGGGAGCTTCTACGACAGCTTACTCGACCAGCCAGGAAGTCAGCGGCACTAACTACACGGCCGGAGGTGCGGCCCTCACCAGCGTGACGCCTACGACCTCTGGGACGACGGCAATCGTCGACTTCGCTGACCTTACTTTTTCAACGGCCACTATCACCGCCCGGGGCTGCTTGATCTACAACGATACGCAGAGTGACAAGGCTGTGGCCGCTATCAACTTTGGCGGCGATAAGACCAGCACGGCGGGTGACTTCACGATTGTGTTCCCGACGCCGACCGCGACGGGCGCGATCATTCGGCTGGCCTAATGTCTGATGCCGCTGTCAAAGCTGGAGTTCCAACCGGGGATTAACCGAGAGTCCACGGATTACGCAGCAGAGGGGGGCTGGGTTGATGGGAACCTGGTCCGCTTCCGCAAAGGCCGTGTCGAAAAAATCGGCGGCTGGCAAAAATTGGGCGAGGACAGCGTCGAAGGCATCCCGCGAGCAATACATCCCTGGCTGTCTTTGGGCGGCGCCCGATACAACGGTGTCGGGACCACGTTTAAGTATTTCGTTGAGCAGGGCGAAGTTTACTACGACGTTACTCCTATTCGGGTGACAACCGGCGCCGGGGACGTCACTTTCTCTGCGACCAACGGATCCTCGACGATTACCGTTAGCGACACGGCTCATGGAGCGGTGGCAAACGACTTTGTGACCTTCTCGGGGGCAGCGACCCTAGGCGGTTTGATCACCGCGAGCGTGCTCAATCAAGAGTATCAAATTAGCGCTGTAGTCGACGCCAACAGTTATCAGATCACGGCGAAAGACACTTCCGGCGCCACTGTGACGGCAAATTCTTCAGACACGGGAAACGGCGGCTCTAGCGTTGTAGGCGCTTATCAAATCAACGTGGGCCTAGACTCCTATGTGTCTAGCTCGGGGTGGGGCGTTGGAACCTGGGGTGCTGGCGGGTTTGGCTCTGCTTCAGCAATTTCTGCAAACAATCAGCTACGGCTTTGGACTCACGACAACTACGGCGAAAATCTGATCATCAACCCTCGCGGCGCGGGGATTTATCGTTGGGTCGAAAACAATGGAGTGACCGTTCGCGCCTTAGAATTGTCTCAGGTCTCCGGTGCAAATCTCGTCCCGACGGTGGGCCTTCAGGTCATTACGTCTGAGACTGACCGCCACCTTATTGTACTCGGTGCGGACCCGATTTCTGGGAGCTCGCGGACGGGGGTCGTTGACCCTATGCTTGTGGCTTTCTCCGACCAGGAAGACGAGCTCCAGTTTGAGCCCTTATCGACAAACACCGCCGGATCCCTGCGCCTATCAAGCGGGTCCTTCATTGTGGGCGGGATCAAGAGCCGGCAGGAAATCCTGATCTGGACGGACACCAGCCTATACTCAATGAACTTTATTGGGCCCCCCTTAACCTTCGCTATAAACTTGGTGAACGAAGGCACGGGTTTGATTGGCCCGAAGGCTACGGCTAATGCGCCTAACGGAGTCTTCTTCGCGTCAAAGAATGGCTTTTACTTTTACAACGGCTCGGTTCAGCGCTTGCGCTGCACGGTCCAGGAGTACGTTTTCAATGACCTGGATCTAAGCCAGGCCTTCAAGTGCGTCATGGGCGTCAACAGCGCCTATAACGAAATCTGGTTCTTCTACCCATCGATCGAGGACGGCACCGGCGAAATCAGCCGCTATGTAACCTACAACTATCTGGAGCAGGCCTGGAGCATCGGCAAGCTGACTCGCTACGCCTGGGTGGATGCAGGGATCAATGACCTACCGTTAGCAGGGCTTACGTCCAATGGAAGCAACTGTTTGGTCGAGCACGAGAATGGATACGATGACGACGACGGCCCCATGACCGGGGTCTTCATCGAGTCCGCGGACATTGATATCGCCGACGGTGAACAGTTTGCCTTTGTTAAGCGAATCATCCCTGACATGGCCTTTACGATCGATCAGGGGATCTCCAACAATCCCGCGATGAACATCGTGCTCAAGCGGCGCAACTTCCCGGGCGACGCCCTGAGCACTGATTCAACGTCTCAGATCACTCAAAGCACGCAGTTTAATAGCGTGCGTACCCGGGGGCGCCAAATGGTTCTGCGTTTTGAGTCTGATGACGATGCCCCGGCGGTAGACCAGAGCGGCTACAAGTGGCGCCTGGGGGCGACGCGGGTTGATATTCAGCCGAGCGGCCGTCGATGAGTAAACTTTTGCCGACGCAGCTTCCGCTATCGAGCGGAGAAGTCGTGTCGAGCGACACGTTTAATCGCCTTGTGCGGGTTTTGGAGATCAACTTGGGGGCATTCGACCCATCGTTCTCCGCGCACTACACTTTGGACGACAGGAATGCTCTGCAGTTCGCCACGGGATCGATCATTTTTAACACAACGAACATGATCCATCAGGCCTACGACGGCACCGAATGGCGCAACCTGTACGAG